TGACGCATTGAACTCTTCGTCCAAAATCGGCCTGGCCGTTAAAAGTTTGCTCAATCGATTCGATCGCAAAGTTAGTATATCTCCTGTATGTAACCTTCCAAAAGGTAATCTGCGGATTACCTGTGAGGTACACATCTTGAGCGCCGTAAGCTACGAGTTGCATAAGTCCGCCTCCCATTTTATATTATTGCTAAAGAAAAAAATTTTGAGAAAATTAAATTAATTGCTAAATTAAATTAATTATTATACACTTTTTAATCAAACATGTCCTACAGATTATTTTAATATTTTATTAATGTCAGCATTCTCCTTCATAAATATGGATAAATATGACTCGTCGAATATTTCTCGCTTACCTTCATGATTTTTTGTAAAAATATAGGAATTATTTCGTTTCTTAATTGACCAACCATTTTCTAAAGCGTTGTATAAAAACACCATTTTTTGAAACTTCATTTTATCTATTTCAATTTGTTTATTGTCTTCATTCGAATTTGCTATATTTATCTCGATGTCCATTTTAAAATAACAAATGAAACAATTAATGATCTTTTAACTTATTTCAACCTTTTCCACCTTTTTCTTAAGCGAAGCGGAAAAGGTGGAAAAGGTTGAAAATAATATATTTTTACAAATTAACAATTAAATAAATTAATTTATTATAATATAAGTTATTTACATTAATGCCATCTTTTAAGCCTAAAACAACAAAAAAAATAAAGGTTTGTAAAAGGTATTCTACCACATTAGATGGAAAGCATAAGGAGTTCATGAATGATTTCTCCAAGGACGAATACGATATTATTCCTAAATTAAAAGAGGAAAAACATGAATTAAAACTACAATTGGAAAATAATAAATACGATATTGAAAGACTAATGGAACTAAAGGATCGTATTATAGAAATTAATGAAACAATAAAAGATTTAAAAGACAAGAAAAACAATTATTTTTTGGATAATTCTAAATATATTTTTGAATATTTTGAAAATAAAAAAAACATTGATAACGCTGAGATTACCAAAGATTCAAATACTAATTATTCTGGAACTACTGCGAATTCATCAAATACTTCTAAAAGTCAGGCGTTATTTAATTTTTTCAAAATTCAGTGCGTAGAACCCGATCAAAATGGTACTGAAAATAAAAACAAAAACATTGTTCAGAAATATTTATGCAACATTGATGAATCGTTTCTTGACATGAACGCCTTTGTAAGAGTGACTGATATTTGTCAGAGTTGTTATAAGGGTGAGTTGATCCCTCTTGATGATGAAGGCGTGTTAATTTGTAATGAATGTGCTGTTAGTGTACCTTACCTAATTGAGAACGAAAAACCATCCTATAAAGAACCACCAAAGGAAGTATGCTTCTACGCTTACAAGAAAATTAATCATTTCAAAGAGATTTTAGCGCAGTTTCAGGGCAAAGAGACTACCCAGATCCCTGATGATGTTATTGAACAGATCCAACAACAGATTAAAAAGGAGCGCATTAAATTAGAACAACTAACACATTACAAGACCAAAGAAATATTGAAGAAACTGGGTTTTAATAAATATTATGAGCACATCGCATTTATCAAAAATAAGTTGGGTATTAAACCACCCGTGTTTAGTCCAGAATTAGAAGAGACGCTTTGTAATCTGTTTATGGAGATCCAGTCGCCATATGCGAAAACATGTCCTGATTATCGAGTCAATTTCTTGAATTATTATTATGTTTTGTATAAGTTTTGCGAACTATTAGGTGAATCACAATTCTTAGAGGACATACCCATGTTGAAAGATAGGGAGAAATTGATTGAGCAGGATGAGACGTGGAAGAAGATGTGTGTTGAATTAGACTGGGAATTTATTGCGACAATTTAGAGTGATTACATATTACTATACTGACTACTGTACTTTGGTCTAATTGTCTTTCCTAGTTTTCCATATCCTGGACCCCTGGTAACGTCTAGAGGGTTGCGATTATCACCGTGTCTCCGTGTCTTTCCTAATTCTCCATATCCTGGACCCCTGGTAATGTCTAGAGGGTTACGATTGTCACCATGTCTCCGTGTCTTCGCCATTGGGTTAGATCTAGAACCAGATGAACCAGATGAACCAGATGAACCAGATGAACCAGATGAACCAGATGAAGATCGAGACTTAGACTTAGATCTAGATTTTGACTTCGATTTGGACCTAGATCTTGACTTTGACTTGGATCTTGACTTTGATCTAGGAGAAACTGTTAAATCTGCTAATGTTAGTTTACCATTATCCATAATATATATTTATTGAGAATATATATTATTTAATTATTTAATTGTTAAATTGTTAAATTATTTAACGCCACTCCTTATTATATTTCCAATCTTTTGATTCCTCAATTCTTCCATCACTAAAATAATTGGTTGTTTTAACACCAGGCCATCCCCGTTCGCTACGTACTTCTTTATGTTTTTGGAACACCAGTCTCACTGGTTTATTTTCATTAGTAATTATAACTTCATTTTCCCTTGTTCCATCTGAATATTCACGTGTAATTTTAAAATTTGCTCCTTGTTTTCTAATTTTTGATGATACTAATACTCGTGGTCTGTGTATTGACGCTTGTTTTCTTTGTGATTTAGACGCTGCTGAACGAGGTCTTGATTCTGAACGCGCTGTTGTACTACCAACAACCTCAAATTCGTCATCTAATTCTGCTATTATTTCTTTTTTACCAATAGGTGCTCTTGATATCGCTGCTACTGATGTTGTTACTGTACGACTTTTAGATTTATTTTTTTGTGTTACTTTAGAACCTGAACTTGAACTTGACTTTGATTTAGATCTTGCTCTAGTTTTTGACGCTTTAAGTTCATTATCCATAATATATATTTATTGAGAAAATATATATTAAAGTTATATAAAGATTATTTGATTTAGTTATATATAAAAATGTCCGAGACAACTACAACTAATACTAATACTAATAAACCTGTTCAAGTGAAACATACTGAAGATCAAAATCTTCAAGCAATCATGAAGAAGATTGAAACCGATATAAATCCAAAGACGATGCAGGAAGGAATAGGGTTATTGAATAAACCAGATGAATTGATTGGCAGACTACAGGCGGGCGCTGATGCGTTCAAGGAGCAAACTGGACGCAATATGACTTACTCGGAAATGCGCCAAATGTTTGGATAAGTGAAACGACTGTAGTTTATTTAATGGTTAAGAGATTCACAATAAATAATTAATAATATTTAATTAATTATTTGTTTGACTCAACCTTTTAAAAGGTTGAAAAAGGTGGGTTTAGAGTCTACCCGGGAATCCAACCAAGTTGGCGCCAATACCAAATCCAGCGCCAGTGCGCGCCGACACACCCATACTAGGAATGTATGTGTCCAAAATGGCGAAAGTTGCCGCAGCAGTTAGCGCAAGCAATATAATCTCCTCCATATTCAAAGACTTCTTGGGGATAGCGAAGGCGGCAATAGCAACCATCAAACCCTCAATTAAGTACTTAACAATTCTCTTAACTAGTTCAGCAACATTAAACATGGCCATTCTTATATAAATAAAAAAGAAAAAAATAAGAATGTATAATGAATAATAATTGGAAAATAATAATTATATAAATTAAAACTTAAAACGAATAACTAAATAAATATATAAATGAGTGGAAAATCTAAGTCGAATGTCGCCAAAAAACTGGCGTTTGAACGAAAGTTAAGAAAAGATGGATCTGAAAATCCTAAATACGTTGATCTATTGGAACTTGATAAACCGATTGCCGGACAACAGTTTGGATGTTTTTCTTTCATCACACCTGAGAAGATTTTGAAGCAAAAAGAGATGTTTTTATTCGAATCATTCCTAAAGAAGTGGGAATTCTCAAAAGCGATGGAGAAGTTTCATCAGTTCCTTAATTTTGTATCATTCAAGTACAAGTTGAATTTTGAGGATGTCATGAAAGATTACGAAGGGTTTGTTAAGGAGGAGAGAGAGAACATCATTAATTCTTCCATTGAAGACGATTACAAGACATTCTTAGATAAGAATGAGGATGAGATGGAGAAACAATTCAACATCAAGCACAACTTCCAGACTTCTGTCCGAGGTTTCAAGTCGAGAGGCAATTTCTCCACTCAAGAGGAGGCCGAGATGCGCGCTAAATTATTGCGTGAGACTGATCCAAGTTTTGACGTCTTTGTTGGACCTGTGGGTCAGTGGTTGTGTTGGGATCCCGAGGCGTACAAGACTGGTCGCGTCGAGTACATGGAGGAGGAACTCAATCAATTGTCGCAGGAGAAACAGAAGAATGAGTCTGTCGCCAAGACTGCCTTTGAACAGCGTGTCAAGGAGACCAAGCAAAAGGCAATTGATGATAACAAGAAGAACGCCGAGAAGCATGGCAGCACCATTACTCAGGACATTGACGCAGATGGTAATTTGGTGGGTGTTGAGGACGCTAAATTCGCTAAGAGTGAGACAATATCTGCTGCCGATATTCGCAGTGAGTTGTTTGATGGTGAGAACATTGTTACTGGACAATCTGATTATGGCAGATCTGAGTTGCTGAGTGGTCCTTTCGCTATTAAAAAGGAGGACGATGCTGACAGCATGGAACGTGTTGATTAAACAAACGACGTTTAGTGCGTTATTTATTTAGGCGTCTAATTTACATTACAATATAAAAATAGGATTAATTTTTATATTATATTATTTTAAATGAGCAATTACTATAATTATGCAAATATAGATGACGCTACAATTCCTAACTCAAATATAAACGCAAACCCTAATACTAACGCTATTACTAATAACACTACTACAGAAACTAATAAGAAAGAGAAGGAAAAACCAAAAATATATGAAGATTTTATGATTTTTGGCGATTTCTTTGGTCTAGTTCCTCCCAATTATGTAAAATACTTCAATCTGTTTGCGTTACAAATGACATGTACACTTATTTTTGCTGTCATTTATTATATTTTGTTGTGTGATTTTGATAAAAATTTTTTTATACAACCTGGATTTCCCAAAAAACAATTCATAGATTACAAATGGGGAATTGCTTTGATTATGTCCATTAATTTTCAGACAACTACCGCGTATGTAGATCTTAAATGTAAGAATTTCTTGGCTAGATCGTGTTTCGCATTACAAATTGTCTGCGCGTTTGCGATTACGTTTTTATTCTTTTTGTAAGGGTTTACCATTTGGTCTTTTTAACCGCGATTTTGGGTCCCTGACCACGTTTCTTCACGTTGTTCGGGTCATATTGTTCATCTTCGTCTTCATCATTAATGGATTTGGACAGTTCCCAGAACTCCTTAGATCCTAATCTAAAATCATTATGTGCGTCTGCTTTGTACCAGAACACTTGGTCCTGTAATTTGTTAGATTTGGAGTTATTATTTATCACCAAACATTCATAATTTTCAGTGCATTGATCCATCACTTGACAAAATGACTCCAATGTAGGGAACATGCCTGCGTAATTCTCGTAAATTCTCTTTCTATTGGCGATATACGGTTCTCTTAAAATAAAAACATAATCGATGTTAGTTCTCAGCGTTGGTGGAATACCCAACGGATATTGCATTGTGATGATTAACATCACTTTCCAATGTCTCCCGTTCATAAACAAGAGTCGCATCAT